TGGGGTATTCGATTTTGTTTCCCACGATATGTTTCTTGCGATTATCATTGATGGGTAAAGTGACTTGAAATCTAATGCAGCCACGTTAGTATGTAGTCCATTGGTGGATTCACTAAGCGGGTCATAGACCATTGCACCGTCATATCTACCCCCATCCTTCTTTACGCTGGTAGGAGCCTTCCAAGGTGCATTACGCATGAAGTATGTCCCACCCATGTTACTGGCATAGTAGCAAGCATCATGGGGTGCAACAAGCAGTCTTTGTAGTGCAAGAATTGCCTCCGTCAAATGGTTTTTCTCATCTATTCGGACTAACAGTTCAACATCCACTTTCGCATACTCGATGTATGTAGCGGAATCTTCAAGCCAAGCCTTGGCGAAAAATTCATTCTTATCAGGAAATTTCTCACTAACGAGTTTCTTCTCACCCAATACGGATTCAGCAACATAGTCCAATGCCAATGAAGGTAGTGTTCCTTGTTGAGAATCATTCCATTGTCTCTCAAATGCCAATTCCAAAGGAACGGTAATCATTCCCTTTATTGGTTGATAGGTAGGTGACCAATTGTCTACTTGCTTCCTATAGACCTTAACCTTCTCACCCTGCCATGATACTCCTGATACTTCATCAAAAGGAGAAATCAAACGGGGGTCTAAATTATACTTGGCCATACGATGGATTAACTTTGGCAAGTCGAACTTCCAACCGAACCAAGAGATAAGCATGTCAGGTTCTCTATTCATCAGATAGGATAGGAATCCAGCAAGCATTGTTTTCTCACTTGAGTATATGTTTGGATTGTAATCGGTAACCCGTCTGGGGCCATCTCTGTCGAATGCTATCTCATCTAACTTATCCTTTGGGAACCAAGCAAATATTTTGTATTCCTTGTCATAGGAATCATATGCTACAATGGTGGTTATCATATCCTTGTATTTACCAGTAGTCATCCACTCCATATCCCAATAGCACTTTCTCATCTCATAGACAGGTAATTCCGTTAGACAGTCTACTGCATATCTATGGTGATGGGGAACCTTCCCTTCGTATGTTTCAATCTCAAGACCCTTTAGATATTGTCTAATATCCATTGCAAATTTTGGATGGTTTGGTGTCCAAGTTAATTTCACTAATTCATCCCCTGCTAGATTTTTGTAGTCATCATTTTCCTCAAAGAACATTTCAATTTGGAATGAACCACTCCTATCTCTACTTGAGATTACAGTCCTATTAGTTGCTTGAAGGGATAATTTTGCCTCCTTTCTAATGAACATATATGGTCTGAAATCCTTGTAGGGAATGGTCTTAGTTTGAACATCCATCCTGTCGTCCTTGTCTCTATAACGTAGTCCTACGCCATTTGTCAATTTACTAATTATCATAATATCACCTATTCAAATACGGGGCCTTCAAAAGCATCCGTGTCGGAGTCTTCCAAAACAATGGGAAGTCATCTCTAAGATAGAGTTCTACAGGGCCATTGAGGAATTGAGCAAAATGCCCAGTAAACTCTACGGTGCTTGGTTCACCCTCTATGTCAATCGTTTCAATGTAAGTATGATACTTATCTGCTATGCCCCTATCACTACTCATAGAGAATGCTTGTTGGTTCACATCAAACTTGTATCTTGCTAAGTTCAATGCATCACAACCTTTCGTGGCCTTTAGCAAATCATCTGCCAAAACAGTCACCTTAGTCTCAAATGACTTAGCAAACCTCACATCTGCGGTTTTAGACAACGATGGCAATCCACCATCTGCAAACGTTTGTGCATTCACAGATAGGAAGTTTCTGAAAAATTCAATCATTGACTGATTGGGATGATTAATCACCTTTGGTAGATTAGCCTTAGTTCTCTCATCTTCTCCGGTGATAGCAACGTAGTCTCCTACAGTTACTCTAACCTTGCCACTAAATCCCTTTAGATATTTGACTGTTCTATCTATTTCTAGAACCACATGTCCCTCCATAGGAACTTCTTCTACTCTGTGCTTAATTGCACATGCAGTTACTGTGTCTGCATTGAACACTAGAAGGTTATCCCCATTGAATGTAACATACGCATAATTCGATAGCATACCATTCTTTGCAGAATCACCATTGTAGTATTTTCCTTTTAATGCAACTGCTTCCAACATTTCACTAAACTTTTTCTTCTCTATTTCTATTTCCATTTTCTTCACCTATTTTGATAAATCCATAATAGCCTTCCGGCTTTACGGGTAGCCCCATAAACAGGGCATAATGTTCTTCTGAACAAAAACTCCTTGGCCCTACGGCCAAATCTTTTACTACAAACACGGAAGTTTTCTCATCACAAGCCGAACATATTTCTTGAACCTCGTTCTTGGCCTCTACTTCCTTCCGTCTTCGTTTTATGTAATCCTTAAACTGCTCATCAGATGTTATGGTTCCGTCTTCGATACCTTGCTCAAACTCAGCAATGTAGTCGGGTTCATCAAACTCTCCCTTCCTACCTTTCTTTGCCTGTTCTTGTAGCCACATCTTCTTCGCATATCTTCTGTCCTGTGGATTAGTATATTGACTTAGATACCTCTCCATTTCTTCACTCATAGCCAGCCCCTTCCATCGACTATGATATCTGCCCCTTGATTGTCACTCCACTTCTTTATCTTCCAAAAGCCTGTAAGGTTATTCAAAAGGTGGTGAGAGCATGACAATACAAGCCTGTCTTGTTCACAAAGCCATATTGCCATGCTCCCTCCGTCCCTCTCAAAGGACATTCTCTCTCCACACCTTGGACACTTTGGCGAAGAGCGAGTTCCCTTGAAAGGTCTGTTGATGTAAGGTATCGAGAGGTCAGCATTTGGCCCCTCAGATGTCATTACTCAAACACCCCTGTCTTGAAGTAAGGGATACCTTTCCATTCATTGGGTGTTTCCTTATTGTCATGAAACACATCCCAAGTCGTTCCTACTGCTGAAGGATTGTTCTTACAGGCATCTAGTGTTGCCACATAAACCGTGTTTATGCCACGCCTAATCTTGGTCAGACGAACCATTTGCAATAACTTATGCGGGGTCGTCTTATACCAATCAGGCACAGTTCCAATAGGAACAGGGACGCCTATTCCATCATAGACTGGCTTTTCGTGGGTAATGATATACCTGTCACAATCCATCAGTAGTATTGGGTTCAGAACCATATCGTAGATATCATTCCTTATCTGCCAATCAAGAGCCTTGACTTTCAACTTAGCAGTATCTCGTTGCACCTGCACCAAGGTCTGATTCATGTTCACAAGAGACTCTCGTAGAACCTTGCTAGAACCTTCTAACAGTTTATCTACTCCGTCCAATGCTACGGCCTTTACATTCCCCGTAGCAACAGCCTCTTGCATAATACTGATTATGGCCAAACAATTCTCAAATGTCTCTTCCCAATCTTGGGTTCCATTATCTCTCATTACGTTAGGAACATGAACATGGATGTTCTCATCGTTAGGCCAATTTGCCTTAACAGTAGGTGTGCAACCATCATCCAAGTCGAGTATGTGGACTTCCATTCCTTCCTCAATCTCTTCATCTGTTCGGCAATCTACCACCGAACCTGATTTACAGAACTTAGCCTCAGCATAAACTCCAACTAGTAGATGATTCCTATCTCGTTCTCTACGTTCCTTACCTTGAGCGAGCATTAATTTCTTACGCTCTTCAAAGGTCATTCTCAATTTTTCTTCTTTCTTACTCGTATTCCAACTCATTTTCTTTACTTCCTGTTTCGTAGTATTCTACGTCTTGGTTTCCCCATGATGCCAAGATGTCATTCAACCCTTCATGGTTCACCTTGAGCCTAATCTCCTTACCGGACATGGTATGGAGTTTGACCCAATATTCACCAGTTTCAAAATTCTTCTTCCATGTAATAAAATCTACATTGGTGAAGGGTATGGCATAACTGCCACCATGAATGACACCTTGACTTACCCTAAAGGAATTATAGTATCCTTTAGACACTCAAATCACCATCAATCGAAGAACCACTCCGACTCTTCATTCTGCTCGATGTCATCAGGTGAACCGCCCCTTGCCTTTAGGACAAGTAGACCGCTTACGTTAATTGTGACGGGACGTAGGTTTCCATCATCATCTGTTCCTTGTGATGTCCTTCCAACAACTACCACACTAGACCCAATGCCGAAGTTAATTCCCACTCTTTCGGGAACCCAACAAGCAACACCAGTCCACTCACTTCCGCCATCATCATAGGCGAAGTCTGTCTCTAGGTCATCTAATACTAGAATCCTATTTCCATTCTTCGTCTGCTTCATGTTCAGCGTGGTAACTACACCATCAGTAAAGACGAACTTATCGTTGAAGCCTCGCGCTTCTACTTCGGTGTGGTATCTATCCAACTCAATTAGTGGACACATGTTGGCTTCTGAATACTCAGCCAATGCATCTAGCATGTTGATGTCAGACGTATCTGTCTTCAGCACATGGTCATCCTCTAAGTCAGCATTGATAGCAAGGGACTCTATGGTTCTCATCTTCGCACCATGAATCCTTGACCCATCATTACTGTTTACGATACAAGTAAAGTGCAAGAACTCAAAGGTCGTTGGCTCAAACGCCTTAGCACCTAGTCCCTTGTAGTCAAAGAAGTATTTGCCCATGTTCCCATCTACGGAACCAATAAACACTCCACTCCTTCTCCACTCGGACTTGGGCAGGGGCTTTCCATATCGAGCCTTATTCCAGTCAGCATCGTTAGTGTCTATTGGCACTAAATACTGTCCATCATCCAACTCAACGTGGTTCTCAGGTATCTTGTCAAACACCTTGAGGACTTCCTCGCCGTCCTTCATCATCCTTGCTTCATACTTGTCGCCTTCTATAGAAGAGAAGAGGGCTACCTTCCCGTAAGAGAAAGTGGTATCATTATCTCTATTATACTCCGCCACTATCTTATCACGTTGTAGGGCCATCATGTCCCTTGCCTCTTCAAGAGAACAGAAGAATCCGCTCGCTTGTTTGAACCAAGAGCCTCCGCCTCCACCGTTACCCTCATCTTCCGATTCAGAGGTATTTCTCTTCCTGACATTCATACTGTTAGAGAAATACTGTCTCCACAGTCCTCTTGCCAAAAGGAAATCGTCATCGGAATCGGGGCTTAATCCGTTCTTCTCACATATTTCCTGATACTTAGCAAGAGCGTCTTCTTCAGACATACCAAGTTTTTCTGCTGCTTTCGCAATCTCATCATTCATTTCTTTCTTCATTTTCATTCACTTCCTTATTTTTTTGTTGCTCTAACACTACTTCGGCACAGATAACTACACCTGCCAAAATCCAAAATAGGTCGGAGTCTAATTTTATGTATTCCAGCATATTCAATACTGGCAGTATTATCAGGAGCATCCCCCCGAAAAGTATGATATTATACTGATAGCGTAGGATTATATCTTTCAAATCTCTACTATCTATCTTTCCATCATCATTGTAATCTAATATTTTCTTCACCATTTTCATCACTATTCCTAAACATTCTAAAATCTCCTTGAATTATCCATCATCTTGTAAATTAATCTCCACACAATAAACACCACTAATATTCCTAAGCCATCCATTTAGACCATCTGTCCTATCATCCAAGATGCCAATACTTTTGGAGTCATGTTAGAACTCCGCCACTCGGCCTCTCCGACAATACGAAGTAGTTTGAATTTATGATTGCTTTCCATCTCGGATTTGATGATGACATCGTGCAAATTACGACATATAGTTCTCATGTCAGTAGTCGTATGAATCAAATTATGAACCCCATTAAGCGCATTAGTATAGTCATTATCGGCAATCAATTGTAATAGTTGGGTATAGGGTTCAAGGTTGTCGTCTATCAGTTTTGTCAGACTTCTTCCACTTGCCACCGATGCCTGTAATTCGGTAACTCCCCTTCTCAAGTCACCCTGAAGGTAGCATATGAACATATCCATCTCTTCATCGGGAACCACTTTTTGCTCATTTTCAAGGATTGTCGTTAGCACCGTTTTCATAGTCTCATCGTTAATCTTGTTGAAGTGATAGAAAGCACACCTTGACAACAAAGGAGAGATAATTTTCCAAGTATCGTTAGCAGTAATCACGAATCGGCAATTATCTGCATACCTTTCCATTATCCTCTTAAGCGCATTCTGTGCGTCTTTAGTCATACCATCCATTTCATCCAACAAGATAATCTTGAATGGGACATCACCTATCTTACTAGTTGAAGCAATCTCCTTGATTCTTGTCCTAACAGTTTCCAGTTTCCTATCATCTGATGCATTTATTTCAAAGAAGTTATTGTCTACATCGTCACCAAGTATATCATTTGCAAGAGCAATAGCACTAGCAGTTTTACCTACTCCGGCTACACCACTTAAGATGATATTGGGCATATTTTCCTTCTTTACCCAAGCCATAGCATCTGTCGTAAAACTTGGTTGTCCTACTATATCGTTCAATTTATTCGGTCTATATTTTTCTGTCCATAGCATATTTATATATGCCCCCTTAGATAAATGGAGATTTGTCTTTCTAAACGTTCTATTATTTCCTCAAGTCCAATATGCTGAGCATTGCTTAACCCGAAGTCTACAATCATACAAGGAACGGATTTAACACCTAAATCAAACAGGTCACCTTTCTTCTCTGGAACCTTGTCTATATTGATGAACTGGATTGAATGGAGAAACGTGTGAATAACCGAGTTGTATTTGTTATCCCTCTTTGCATCTGCCAACCATTGTTTTAATCTAACACATGGAACACAGTTATCTCTTGTGTAAATTGTAAATGTCACTCTTCCTCCTCCTGTCTTATTCTATATTCTATTATTTTATCCAATTGATATTCGGCGTCTAACTCTTCATCTCTGAAACTCTTTTTGTAAGCCATTTAATCATCCTCCGGTTCAGGAGCATCTACATCTACATCAATGATGTCCAACACGCGCTCCGCATATACAATCGCGTCCATCATTTCCTCTTGGAGATGCTTTAACCATTCAACTACGGTTAAGTCATCTCTTTCCATTGTCACTCCATATTTTGCTTTCCCAATTTTTGCTCTTTCTTGTATTTTCTTACATACTTCATCTTCTATCTTACTCATTTTATTACTCCTCTAATTATTTCGTCTTCTGTTTCTATGTATGACCATTCACCTGTTGCAGTCTTTCTCTCTGCTGGCCAGTATCTGAAATTAGGATGCATCCTAAGAAGACTGGTCAATTGAATCTTCGATACTGTTGTTTGCTTGTGTCTTCTTCCACTAACACCAATGTAATTATTCATGTAATACTGTAGTTCCCTTTGTGTGAACTTGTCGCCATTCTTTATGTCCCTTCCAAACTTAACCATGGCTCTATAGCGATGAACGTTTCT